GATTATCAGAGGACACACTCTTTCATCAAAGGGCAGATTTCGATTTTAAAGTGGATCATTTCATAGGTTCTTTCTGGCCTTGCCTCTAGCGATAGGGGCAAGAGTAGAACGAATCCTTTGCTTTAAAACCCCCATAAATCAAAGAAGAAAGGAAGTGATTCAGATGATCAAACTGGAATGTTTGTGCTGTGGGAAAGTGTTCAAAGCGTTTGAACTTAACCACGCAACCGTTTGCCCTGCATGCGGGAACACTTATGTGAAAGATTTCTATCAAGAGGAGGATTGGAAATGAGGTGTGTCCAGAGGTTAGTGAATGAGAAAGGCAACACATATCAGTGCAGGAATACGGCTGTCAAGGAAGTGCAGATGGTCGAACGTTGCCCCAAAACCGATTGGTGGTTTGCTCTTTGTCCTTCGTGTTTGGAGAGATTCAAGAGCATCTACACGCACCCTGCGTGGAGGGAAAGGGAGGTGGCCTGATGAGAAAGGAATGTTATTCGTGCAAGCACATGAGAACTGTTCCCTATAACTGCCATATTCAGTGTGTTAATCCCGATCCTGAAATGACAGGGAATTCTCATGGAATTAGAAAAGGTTGGTTCTTTTATCCTTTTCTGTTTGATCCTGCCTGGAAAACTAAGAAATGCCGTAACTTCGAGAGTGTGAAGGAGGAACTATAATGTTCAAGGAACCTACACTTGCAAAACCGTTCAGGCCGGGGATTGACAATCCGTTCCCATGTGTTTGTGAACAAAAACTCGATGGCATGCGTGTCCTCGCTTTCGTGATCGGGCAGGAGGTCACCTTCTACTCCCGCACCGGAAAGGTCTTAGCTTTCGATTCCTTCGATCATGAGTTGGTCCGGCTGGCTGAGGGCAAGCCCTATGTCTTTGACGGAGAGCTTATGGGGGAGTCCTTCGAGGACACCATGCGGAGAGGTCGGAGGAAGAGCAACAGGGATGAATCCACCTTGAAGTTCTATATCTTCGATGCGATCCGATACGAAGAGTGGACTTCCGATGAAGACACCATGCCTCTGTACGACAGGAAGCAGGAACTTATCGTGATGTTCCACCGTCAGAACGCCTTCCCTTACCTCAAGAAACTCGAATTGGTGCAGGGCATGTGGTGTCGAGATCAGGAGAACGCTGAGGCATTCATGCGTAAGGCAATTGCTGAGGGTTACGAAGGGTTGATGTTGAAGGAGAACACTCCGTATGTCCACAGGCGATCCCCGCACCTTCTTAAGATGAAAGAGTTTGAAACGCACGACTGCGAGATTGTTGATGCTGTTGAGGGCAAAGGCAAGCACGCAGGTCGCCTCGGTAAGTTCATGGTTAAACTCGGGGATGCCGTGTTTGGCTGCGGTACGGGTTTCTCTGATGAACAGCGTGAGAATTACTGGATGGAGTTTCTCTCCGGTGCTCTAGTAGGGCAGATGGTAGAGGTCAAGGCTCAGGAAATGACGAGAGTGGGAGCACTTCGGTTCCCTTCTTTCGTGAGGATGCGCCCTGACAAGGAAGGAGGTAACTGATATGAGGTGTTGCCGATTGTGTGCAAAGGGCAAGAAGAAGCCTGCCGAATTTATAGTATCGGCTTACGAGAATTTAACCAGACAGGATGATGTAGAGTGTTGCCCAGAGCACGCTCCCATCCTTGCCATGAACCTGATGAAGGAGGTTCCAACTGTTGCGATCCGCAGAATTATCAACTGCACATGAAGGTGTGCAAGTGGGTAAAAACTTCCAACATATTAGTTTTCCTATATTTTTTCCTGATAGTGTTTGACAACCGAAATACAAACTGTTAATGAATACCACGCCAAATCAATGTACCACTCACCGCTCAGTTGCCAATAAAGGAGAAATACATGGAAGACAAAGACCATCGCCAACCTAATTTAGAAGTTTCGAATGTTGCTTCAGTAAAGATTGAACTCGTTGATGGAACAATGGTAGAGTCCTTTATCGGATCACACACATTTCTCAGGAAAAGTTCAGGGGAGGAAAAGTACTTTGATTCAGGGGAATTTGTTTCCCTCATGCACAAGTGTCCAAAACTGGTTGCGGAAGGAGATCGGAAATGGATATCTGTACTGCTCGACTGTTTGAAGCACTTCAGCATATTAGAGAATCAGTCAGTGTCGATATCCCTGTCCAACAGGTGCTCATCTTCTTGCTCGTTGGAGAACGTCCTACCAATAACCCGATCACTATGCCCGAAATTGGCCTGAAACTGAACATGCCCCAAGGCTCCGTATCGAGGAACATGCGGATGCTGTCTAGGTTTCCCGACAGTGCGAAGGGAACCTTCAGGGGATACAATCTTGTGTACACGAGGCCGGACATGTACGAGCGTCGGAGGTTTAGCGCAGGATTGACTCCTAAGGGGGCCAAGCTGTACTCGGAATTGCAGAAGATCATGGAGTGCGAAGACATAAGCCCAGAAGAATGCAAAACAGGATGCCCAGGAGGTGATGAAGAGTGACGGTCTATCTCAGAGGGAACAAGTGGGTCATGGACTTCCAGGTTCTAGGCCACCGTGTTAGTAAGAGCACTGGCGTGCCTCGGAACGATACACGGAGGGACAAGGGCCGAAGACAAGCGGAGCGGGCTGAGGACGCTGAAATGAAGAGGCTCAGGGATGAACTTACAGGTATATGCGAGTCCTCATCCTCTATGAAACTATCGGATGCAATCGACAAGATTTATGAAGAGCGGTGGATGTCCCTCAGGGATGGAGAGAAATCTTATCGCACCGCATTCAGGATCATGGAGATCATAGGTGACCTGTACCTGTCCGATATCACGAACGATGTGGTTGCTTCTCTCGGGAAGGAATTGAAAGCTAGAGGGAACAGACCCGCAACAATCAACCGAAACTACGCCTGCCTCAAGACTATACTCAGGTCCGCTGCGAGGGAATGGGATGCCATCGACAAGGTTCCATTCTTCCGTATGGAAAAGGAAACACAGGGCCGAATCAGGGTGATCACCAAGGACGAACTGAAAACCATCACAACAGCGTTCGACCAATGGAATGTCCCTGAGTTTGGACACCTGGCGTTGGTCCTGGTGAACACAGGGATGCGGTTGGGCGAAGCTCTTGCCTTGAAGTATTCGGATGTGGATTTTAAGGAAGGTCTGATTCATGTGTGGGAGAATAAATCGGATGTGCCTAGATCGATTTGGATGATCCCTCTGGTCCGAGATATTCTCGATGTCCGGAAGAATATCATGAACAGAGAGGGGGAGGAACGCTTCTTCCCCATGACCACGGATCAGTGTCAGCACTACTGGAAAAAGGTGCGCTCCCTGATGGGCCTCGATGGTGACACGCAGTTTGTGTGGCACGCCCTGAGGCACACCTGCGCATCCCGCCTGGTTCAAAGAGGGGCCGACCTCTATGTGGTCAAGGAACTGCTAGGGCATTCGACCATCAAGGTTACAGAGAGGTATGCGCACCTTGCCCCTTCCAATTTGAAACAGGCAGTGCAACTCCTACAGGAGGATTGAATCATGGATTGCAGTTGTGCGTGCAAAGACAAGAAGACGATGTTTGTTGATATCTTTCGGGATTCAGGTATACCTATCAGGCAGATTCGTCCGTCTGAGGCGATGGAGGAAATCCTCCAAGTGCTGACCTCCGATTCCATTATCCTCAGGGCAGACCCTGAGCAGGTAACTGATGCCATTGAAGCTGCCGAAGCATTGAAGGTGATGCTTCTGTCAGAGGAAGAGGGGTGTGCATGAACAGTAACCACTTGAAGGTCATGGCCTCGGTAGTTTGTTCGTGGGTGATGATATCTTTCAGTGTCCTTATCTCGCAAGACATGGGAGGGCCGGGAGCACCGCTCGTCGTGATGCTCTGCGTTGCCCTCCAGGGAGCTATGGTGATAAAATGAATATAATTAAACTCATCGAAGGTGCTCTTGGAGCCACTATTATTATCACAGGCACGTTTGCGACCATCATTCTGCTAGCCATTGGATTCCATAAAGCGTGTGAAGTATTCGAGTGGTTCTTTGGGATATTGCGGAAATATTGGTAGAGGTACAGATGAACAAAGAGGTATACCTTCACATGATTAACTGCCGGGACTTTGCCGGGATTTTCTTGGTTATCCACAGGTGTGCCACGGTACTCAATAGTAATACGTTGATGAATAGGGTAACGATTTCAAGCAGTTAAACGTGCCGGAGTGGCGGAACTGGTAGACGCAGGGGACTCAAAAATCCTTTGAGTCGTTTATTTATGCGGGTTTACAGCCTTCTGCCGGGACTTTGCCGGGTATCCAACGCCCACTAAAAGACTAACCGAAACATTTCCCACTTTCATACCGTCCTCCTCCCTCCTGTGCTGTGGCGGGGGAGACCAAGCAGCTAGTCGCCTCTGAGTCTCCCTCGCCTTGCATGGTGCGCAATGTTTACTCCCTTCTTAAAGATTAACTCTTAGTTTCAAACCCACAAAACAACAAACCTCAAAACTTAAATCAGGAGGTAGTGCCTATGGGTGTATCAATAGGAGATTTAAAGCGTCAGCTTGCGCTTGAAGATGAAGCCGTGCAGTACTCCATTCTCAGATACAGGAAGCAGCTTCACGGTGATCAGAAAAAACCGACTCCCTTATCCGAACTCCCTCCTGGGAGTCGTCTAATGCGATTATCTATGGAACCCATGATTGATGCTCTCCGTGCCTTCAAAGAGAAGTCAGGGCGTGGGTCAGGTCGGTTCCTCTCCACCCTAAAGCTTTTTCGTTTACTGCCTAATGAGGAGATCGCCTTTATCACGGCAAAGGTGATCATTAATAGCTTCACAATGTCACGAGTTAACGGGGAGTACATCCAAGGCATAGCACTGCGCCTCGGTCAGTCCCTCATTGACCAGTACGAGTACAAGACGTTTAAAGAGCAGAATCCTGGGTATATCTATGTGCTAGAGAAGCAGATGAAGTACTCCACTTCTCCACACAGGAAGCGTGTGATCACTGCTTCGCAAAATCGGATCGGAATAAAGGGTCTCATTGAGTTCGACAAGTCTGAGAGATTAGCGATTGGGATGCGTGCCATCACGATGTTCGCCGAGAGCACTGGCATGGTCACACCTCGTAGGGTGAAGATGAAGAGAGGCAAGGACACTCCTGTTGTGTTGGAGCCTACTCCTGAGGTAGATGCGTGGTTGGCGGACGCACATTCTAAGTGTGAACTTCTTCAGCCCATATTCTACCCGATGATCATTCCTCCTAAGCCTTGGACTTCAATCGATGATGGTGGGTACATGTCTCCACTGAGCAAGGTTAAGATGATCAAGGTTGACAACCCGAAGGCGAAGAGTGCGATCAAAAACTTGGACATGCCGGAGGTGTACTCAGCTATCAACAAACTGCAGGATGTACGATGGGCCATCAACAGTGGAGTACTCAAGGTGATGAAGGAACTCTGGCAAGCCGGTGGTGATATAGCCGGTCTTCCTTGCTCTGACCTGGAGCCTCTACCAAAGAAACCTTGGAATGATAGCGACAATGCCCCCGCTAAGGACGTTCTAAGGATGTGGAAGCAGCAAGCTGCGGATGTGTACATCCAGAGAGTACGCAATAGGAGCAAGCGCATTGCCACAGGCATGAAGATTAGCCTCGCTGAAAAATTCATGGATGAAGAGGCGATCTACTTTGTGTGGGCTTCCGATTTCCGAGGCAGGGTGTACCCATTGCAGGGGTTCGTGAATCCCCAGGCCGATGATGCTGGACGATCTCTTCTGCGTTTTGCGGACGGAGTTAAGCTCGACCAGCAGGGGGCGTACTGGCTTGCGATCCACGGGGCCAACTGCTTCGGTGTAGACAAGGTGAGCTTCCCTGAGCGGTACAAGTGGGTGTCCGACAACGAGAAGGAAATCTACAAGTGTGGGATTGATGCACTTAACAATCTCTGGTGGACTGAAGCCGATGAACCGTGGCAGTTTCTCGCCTTCTGTATCGAATGGTCACGGTGGATGGACTACGGGCTAGATTGTGTCTCCTACCTGCCTGTAGCTATGGACGGGACATGTAACGGTCTGCAGCACCTGAGTGCTCTGCTGTTGGACGGTTCCGCTCCAGTGAACCTTCTCCCAGGAAACAAACCGCAAGACATTTACCAGGAGGTTGCCGATGTTCTTATCGAAATGGTTCAGGCTGATGCTGATAAAGGTGTGCCTGAAGCTATTATATGGCAAGGGAAAATAACAAGGAAGACCACAAAGCGTGCTGTGATGTGTACTCCGTACGGTTTGAAGAAGTATGGGTTGCGCACTCAACTGAAAGGAGACCTGGAGAAGATCAAGGAAAACTACCTTGAGATAGATGGAGATTCTTTCGAGGCCATTCGGTACTACGCTGAGAAACTGCACGATGCGATAGGTACGGTTGTGACAGCCTCTAGACAGGTGATGGATTGGCTCCATGAGGTAGCGAAAGTGACGGTCCAGGCAGGCATCCCTATTAAGTGGACGACACCCTCAGGGTTTCTCGTTCACCAGGAGTATGCCAAAGAGGACACGTTGCGAATCAATACCTACTTCGGTGAGAACAGGATCAGGGTAAGCATGAAGGAAAGTAAGTGGGATAACCTCGATTCGAGAAGAGCTGTTCAAGGTATTTCCCCGAACTACATCCACTCGAACGACGCTTCCCATCTTATGTCTGTTATCAACGCTTGGGATAGTCCGATCACTACGATCCACGACAGTATCGGGGCGCATGCATCCATGATACCTGAACTCCACGAGACAATAAGAGAAACCTTTGTTCAGATGTACTCAACGAATCAGCTTGAACGATTCAGGAAGGAGGTAGTGGAACAACTCCCTGCTAATCTGAAAGATGCAGTACCCCCTACACCACAGCAGGGCGACCTGGATATTTCTGTTGTAAAGAACTCCCCTTATTTTTTCGCATGAACTATACGGTTCCGAATAGCAAACCCTTACTGAATAGGAGGTTATCTTGCTCACTAAAATCCGCAGGTGGTGGAACGAGAGAAGCTACAAGAAAGCTCTCGGAAGTCACCAGAAGATGCTCACTCATCAGCAGGTCTACCTGAGGTCTAAAGCTCTCCCATTTTGCCCCAGGTGCTTCGGCAGAGGACACCTTGGTTTTAACAAAAGCCTTGGTGTGTTCACCAGCTGTCAGTGCGTACACCGCAATTCTAGAAAGATGGCGAAGCGTGCAATGGCTGCGTTCAGAGCCAAGCTGTATGCGGAAGGGAAAGTAGTATGAACGACAAATACCTGATCTACACCGCTTACTACTACTGGGTTAAGGAAGAAATCCTTCCCGTCGATATTTACATCCAACTCAACAACGCAAACCTTTCGCCTGAGTGTCTCATCACGCAGTTCGAGAGAGGCATTCTGCCGGTGGACTGCGATGTGTGTGGGTACTGCTTCGATGATCAGTGCGAGGTTAATATCGACGATATCGACGACGAACCTCTTTACATTTAAAGGAGAATTGTAATGGCGAAAGAGAAACAGGAAAGACTCGTAAGCCCGAAGGGTGAGGCCAAGTATGCATGGCTGAAAAACCCGGATACTCAGTTCAACGAAGGTGGCGTGTTTAAGGTCAACCTGCTCATCCCTACTGATGAGTGCAAGGAACTCTGCGAGAAGATTGATGCTGCTGTTGACGCATCCTTCGAGGCAGCGAAAAAGCAGGCCAAACCCGCTGTAGCAAAGAAGATGGTCAAGGAATATCCCTACGGACCACAGCTTGACGATGATGGTGAAGAGGTTCCTGGTGTCTTGGAGTTCAAGTTCAAGATGAACCACACCATCACCAGCAGGAAGACAGGAGATACGTTCACTATCTCCCCTGATGTCTTCGACAGTAAGCGCAATAAGTTATCCCCTGTTCCTGCCATCTACGGAGGTTCGATCCTTAAGGTGTCCTTTGTCCTGGCGGATTATTTCATGGCTGCTCGTGCTGCAGCGGGTGTGACTCTTCGCATGAACGCTGTTCAGATCATCGAGTTGGTTGGTGGAAATGGGGCCACTGCTGCCACTCACGGTTTCGGTGAAGAGGAAGGTTACGACGCTTCCGACGAGACTGAAGAGGCAAGTGAAGCGGATAGCGAAGATTTCTAGTGGGATACCAGAAGCGGAAGTCTGCGTACGCTCGTGGATACCGCTCTGGGCTTGAGTCAAAAATAGCCGATCAACTCAAGGGTCTAGGGATCGATCCTCAATACGAAACAATGAAGATTGCATTCACGCAACCTGAGAAGAAGAGGAAGTACACCCCAGACTTTATACTCCCGAACGGAATCATTATCGAATCGAAGGGGAGACTGATGCCTGAGGATCGTGCGAAGCACTGCATGATTCAGGAACAGCACCCTGAATTAGATATTCGTTTCGTATTCACTAACCCTAACGCCACTATCAGCAAGACAAGTAAGACAACATACGCAATGTGGTGTGAAAAGAACGGTTTTAAGTATGCCAAGGGATTGATCCCTGAAGCATGGATTAATGAGCCTCGGAGGTCTCTTTGACTTCGAGGCTGTTACATACCTGGAGGTAAGACCAATGAATCAAGTAGCGAAACTCGCAAAGCACCTGTCTGAAGGTAATCCGATCACAGGGTTGATTGCTGAAAGGAACTACGGCATCGAGAGACTCCCTAGCAGGATTCACGATCTCAAGAAATTATCCGGATGGGGTGATGCCATCGTGAGCAGGATGAAGACAGCTCCTGGGTCAGGCAAGAGATACATGGAGTACAGAATAAACCCTGCGTTCGAACAGGATGTTCCAGTGTGGTTCGAAGAGGATTTTGGCACTGAATAAATAGGAGATAACAATGGAGAGAGACAGTGGGCAGTTCCAGTTCCATTCTTCATGTCAGAAGTGTGGATCATCAGATGCTAAAGCTAACTATGACGATGGGACTGCCTACTGTTTCAGTTGCCGGTCCTACTTCAGAGCGGAGGGAGAAAAGCTTGTGTCAACTAAACACCATAAAGCACCTGCGGATTTTATTGATGGGGATGTGAGGTCTCTCCCTATAAGGAAAATAACGGAAGCAGCGTGCGCTCGTTACGGATATAGAGTCGGCAAAGCGAAGGGAGAAACGGTACAGATCGCTCCCTACTATTGGGAAGGTGTCATGGTTGCCCAGCACCTACGATATCCAGACAAGCGATTCGGTTGGGTAGGTGACGTATCCAAACTAGAACTGTTTGGGCAGCACAGGTTCAAGACCAAGGGAGGCAAACGCCTCGTGATCACCGAGGGCGAGATCGATGCAATGAGTGTCAGTCAGGCTTTCCAAAACAAGTGGGAGGTAGTCTCTGTTCCCAACGGTGCTGGTAATGCGCACAAATATGTCGCAATGAACCTGGAGTTTTGCATGTCTTACCCTGAGGTCGTCATAGCTTTCGATAACGATCAGCCGGGACGAGAAGCAGCTGAGCGAGTTGCTATGCTGTTCAAACCTGGACAGGCGAAGGTAGTCACATGGGACGATGGGATAAAGGATGCTAACGACCTCCTTCAAGCCGGGCAAATCAAGGCAATAACAACCGCTATTTATGACGCTCAGATATGGAGACCTGACGGGATCATCAACGGGACTGAACTGCGAAGTTCAATGGAGAACAGGTTCGATATCGATCCTAGGGTAGGTGCGTACCAAACACCATATCCAAAACTGAACGCAACCACATACGGTCTCAGGAAGGGAGAGCTTTGGACTTTTACCGCAGGCTCCGGCCTTGGAAAGTCTACCCTTGTGGCTGAGATCGCCAAGGACTTGCTCGACCAAGGTTTAAAGGTCGGGTATGTCGCACTCGAAGAGAACAACGAGTTCTCTGCTGAGAGAATGATGTCCATCCACCTCAATAAGAGGCTGCACCTGGATAGAGAAGGGATCACCAAAGAACAGTACATGGAAGCTTACGACCTTACCGCAGGCAACGGACGCTTCTTTATGTATGACCACTTCGGTTCCTTGGAGAGTGACAACCTAATGGCGAAAATCAGGTATCTCGCACTTGGGTGTGAAGTTGACTTCATCGTCCTCGACCACATCTCTATCACAGTGTCAGGCCAGGGAGAGGAAATGGGTGACGAGCGGAGGATCATCGACAACCTTATGACAGCCCTCGCATCCCTTACTGAGGAAGCCCAGGTCGGAATACTCATCGTCTCTCACCTAAGGAAGAAGGGGCAAGGAAAGGCCCACGAAGAAGGGGCCGATGTCAGTCCCTCAGACCTTCGAGGTTCAGGCTCAATCTACCAGTTGTCCAACAGGGTTATCGCTCTACAGCGTAATCCTCAGGATGATGAAGAGAAGAACATCGCAACGATGCGGGTGATGAAGGATAGGTTCACCGGCATTACAGGAACAGGAGATACCCTCCAGTTCAACGAGAAAACAGGGAGGCTCCTGTCGGTAGATAGAGCAGATATCGACATGTTCTGTGACAGTGATGATCCATTCTAATAAAGAGATAGGGGTTAGAAATTATGAAAGTTAAAGGGAAAGGTAAAGTGTTTATCGCATACAATTCTAAGACAGACACAGTTGTTTATAAAGACCTTAAAACAGGAATTTACGCACGTTCACCGTGGAAGAAATGGTGCTTCACTGGAGGCAAATAAGGAGGTGATTCTGGTTGCTTGTATTCGACATAGAGACTAATGGTTTACTCGATACGATGGACAAGATTCATTGTATCGTTATCAAGGATCGAGTGACCGGAGAGATTGATCGCTACGATTCACAAAGCAAGAGCATTGACGAAGGGGTGGCACGATTAGGTGCTGCCTCTTCCATTTCAGGCCACCACATCGAAGGGTTCGATATTCCTGCGATCCAGATAGTGTACCCGGATTGGAAACCTCAAGGGAAAATCGTAGACACCCTTCCATGGGCGAGATGTGCCACTCCAGATATAAGCAAGAGCGATTGGGGCAGGTTCAATAAAGGAACATTCCCTAGGAGTTTGATAGGTTCGCACAGTCTCAAAGCCTACGGAATCAGGATGGGGTGCTTCAAGGACGACTTCGGTGAAACAACCGATTGGCAGGAGTGGTCTCCAGAAATGTCGGACTACTGTGAGAGAGACGTTGTTGTGAACGACCTGCTTATTGATCGTCTGATAGAGAAGGCAGTTCCTGAGAATGTGCTTAACACTGAGCTGCGTGCTCATAGCATCTTTCTGAAACAGAAAGCTAACGGTTTCATGTTCGATATCAAGGCAGCACAATCTCTACACGGGACACTCGCTGAGAGGAAAGAGGAAGTAGACGCTAAGGCGATTGCAATGATCGAACCTTGGTACGCTCCTGCCAAATGGGGTAAGGGCGAAATGTCTGAAGTATTTGTCCCTAAGGTGAACAATGCAAGGCTCGGGTACACAAAGGGTGTACCGATTTGCAAGATCAAGCTCACCGAATTTAATCCGAACAGCAATGACCACATCGGGTATCAGCTTCAGAAGAAGTACGGATGGAAACCTAAAGAGTACACAAAAGAGGGACAGCCTGTTGTCTCTGAGGAAGTCCTTAAGACCTTGAAGTACCCAATCATCCCTATGCTCCTTGAGTCTCAGATGCTCAAGAAGAGACTCGGGCAGCTTGCGGTTGGTAAGCAGGCTTTGATGAAGAACTACAATGAAGAGACAGGACGTATACACGGCAGCATGAACACCTGCGGTGCGGTGACTTCCAGAATGACACACATGTACCCGAACATCGGACAGGTTCCTTCCATCCATAACGCAAACGGTGTCGTCCCTTTCGGAAAGGATTTTAGAGAACTGTTCACAGTGCCAAAGAATAAGGTGCTCGTAGGCATCGACGCATCGGGCCTCGAACTACGAACACTCGCAGGGTACATGGCTGCATTCGATGGTGGTGAGTACATCAAGATTGTTCTCGAAGGGGATGTCCACACCTTCAATCAGGAAATGGGTGGAATGGACACTAGGGATCAGGCGAAGAGATTTATTTACGCCTTCTTGTATGGTGCAGGCGTGCGCACACTGGCAGGCATTCTCGGTGTTTCCATGCAGCGTGCTAAAGAAATACAGGAAGCATTCTTTGCTGCTCTTCCAGGTTTAAAGAAACTGATAGGTAAAGTGCAGCAGAAGGCAAGGGTGCAAGGGTGGATCAGAGGTCTGGACGGGAGAACAATCCCTTGCAGATCGCAACACTCCGCTCTTAACACTCTACTTCAGTCTGCCGGAGCTATCATCATGAAGGAAGCTTACGTCCTGCTCTATGACTCGTGCTGCGCAAAGTTCGGAGAGCACGGATATAGGTGGGCTTACTGCGCCAACGTACATGATGAATGGCAGATGGAAGTAGACCCTGACATCGCAAACGAAGTAGGAAAGCTCGGTGTGCGGGCAATTATAGATGCAGGGAAACTATTCAACTTCAAGTGTCCTCTCGATGGTGAGTTTGGGATCGGGAGAACTTGGGCTGAGACCCATTAAAGGAGACTTATGAGTGGAGCACTTACGAATGCCTTAAGGAAGAGAATCGAGGAACTGGAAACTGCTATACGGGAAGACATCGAGGCGTGGGAAAATAACGCATTCGATCCTCACCGCAATTGCAAGCAGCTAATTTCAAAGGAGAAATAAATGCAGTTAGTAATCGATACTTATGTTCTAGCCAACCTCGTTGTATTCGGTTCTGTCGTCGCAAGCATCTTCTGCGCAGGCGTAGTAATCGCCTTGATCATCGCAGCGTGGAGGCACTAATGCCACACATCGGACATTTCACAAATACAAATACAAATGAAACAATCCACTCCCCTTCCCGCTACAAGGACGGAGGGGAACTGGAAGAGATCGAGTGCATCTTCGGAACTGGAGATGGAATAGCTTTCTCAAGAGGAAACATTCGCAAGTACATCCGAAGGTATAAGCAGAAGAACGGCATCGAGGACTTGAAGAAAGCCAAACAGTACCTGGACTTCATGATCGCCTTTGAGACAGGCGGGATGGAGGGGCTGAAGTCTCTACTCAATACACTTGCAGTTTCCAGCTCCAATACTGTTGGGCAGCTCGACTACATGGGAATCAGCACCATCGCCAAACAGGTTTCAAGGGATAGTTCTGGCAGGAGAAATGTTCCTGACGATGTTTTCGTAGGTGCAATTGAATGAAGAAATGTCCCGCTACCGTTCTATTGGTAGATGGTGACATCCTCCTGTACCGCTTCGCATTCACTAACGCGACAAAAATCGATTGGGGAGATGACTGTGTAACAACGTCGTCCAATCTCGACAAGGCAATTTTCGACACAGACCAGTTCATACTCGGTCTCATCGAAAAGACAGGCACTGTCAAGGTAATCGTGTGCCTCACAGGTTCTCTTAACTTTCGATACGAAGTACTTCCATCTTACAAGGCGAACAGGGCAGACAAGGAGAAGCCAGAACTCTTAGATGGAATAAGGGATCATCTCCAAGAAGCCTACTCGACTCGCTTGAAGGAAGGTCTCGAAGCTGATGATGTTATGGGCATTCTCTCTACGAGGACACCAGACAAATACATCATCGCTTCAGCCGACAAGGATATGCAGACGATCCCAGGATGGTTGTTCGATTGGAAGGATAACACGCTGCGGTACGTCACTGAGAAAGAAGCTGATTACAACTTCTATACGCAGATACTGACAGGTGACACCGCAGATGGATTCAAAGGCTGCCCTGGGATCGGCCCTAAGAAGGCTGAGAAGATTCTGGATGGATGCCTTGAAGCGTGGAAGCCTTATGTGTGGGAGCGCATTGTAGAGGCTTACGAAGCGAAGGGTTTAACAGAAGAGGATGCAATCGTCCAAGCACGAGTAGCTCGGATACTCAGAGCTGAAGACTATAACTTTGAAACAAAGGAGGTAAAACTGTGGACTCCACCTTCTTATCCATCTACGGAATAGGGTGGTTAAGCACAATTCTATGGTTCTTTTCCGGACCTGATATTAGCAAATGCACTATCGGAAACCTTTTGGTTGTGATGTGCCTGTCCGTGTTCTGGCCTCTAATGATACTTGTGCATTGTTCCGTTAAGCTATTTGTAATGTTTCAATGAAGAAGTAGTTGCAGAATAGTTGTCCTAAACATAGGGGGCTGTCCTTCGGGATGGCCCCTTTTCTGTTCATCATAGAAAGGAACATCTGCATGGGACAGTATGAAGATTTTATATTTAAGAGGACGTACGCAAGGTACATACCTGAAACTGGAGAGAGGGAGACTTGGAAAGAAAGCGTAGCAAGGTACGGGGATTACATGTCAAGAAGAGTTCCAGAAGGCATGATGGAAGAGTACGTCGCAGCTTGCCACGCAGTTCATAAGAAGGAGGTTGTGCCTAGCATGAGAGCTTTGTGGTCTGCCGGTACAGCCTTGGATAATGACAATATAGCTGGCTACAACTGCGCATACACTCCAATTGACAGAGTTCGATCATTCTCGGAAGTACTCTACATACTGATGAACGGCGCAGGCGTAGGGTTCTCTGTTGAGAGGCAGTACATTAACCAGTTACCTGATGTTCCTGAACTATGGGATAGGTCGGATCACTTGAAGTTTACTGTAGAGGACAGCAAAATTGGATGGGCGGAGACATACAATAACTACGTCGCTAATCTATATTACAGCGGTGGTATTGCTGCTATAGATTACTCTGAGATCAGGCCGAAGGGTGCAGTCCTCAAGACATTCGGTGGTAGAGCCTCTGGCCCTGAACCTCTTAAAGAACTGGTTGAGTTCACTACTGCCACGTTTAAGGCAGCACAGGGACGCAAGCTCAATTCGCTAGAGGTCTACGACATCGTGTGCAAGATTGCTAACTGTGTCGTGTCCGGAGGCGTGAGACGATCCGCAACGATCTCCCTCAGCAACCTATCCGATCCAAGGATGAGAGATGCCAAGCAGGGACAGTTCTGGATCACACACCCTGATCGTATGCTCTCAAATAATTCAGTGGCCTACACAGAGAAACCAGACATGGGAATCTTTCTTGAAGAGTGGATCTCACTTATGAGGTCCGGAACAGGGGAGCGAGGGATCGTGAACCGTCAGGCTCTGATGTCTTGCTCCGCTGCACCCAGGCGATTGTGGGAAGGAGACGCAGGAGTCAACCCTTGCGGTGAGATAGCTCTACGTCCTCGCCAGTTCTGTAATCTGACTGAGGTTATCGTGCGCCATGAAGACACTCTTCTATCTCTTCACGACAAGGTTAAGCATGCGACAATCCTAGGCGTTATTCAAAGCACACTCACTGATTTCAAGTTCGTCAGTGAAGAGTGGAAGTATAACTGTGAGGATGAAAGGTTGCTTGGAGTATCTCTCACAGGAACGATGGATAACAAATATCTCAATGGCACTGACGATATCACATCCATGAAGTCAAACCTCGCTGTTCTACGGCAGGTCGCCCTGGAGACAGCGCAGAGGTGGTCTGAGGCTTTAGGCATCAACATGCCTGCTGCTGTTACCTGCGTGAAACCATCTGGAACAGTCTCGCAGTTAACTAATACTTCCTCAGGAATTCACCCAAGGTTCTCTCCATACTACATTAGGAGGGTTAGGGTTTCAGCTACTGATCCTGTTGCTGAATTTCTAGCCAATCATGGAGTACCTTACCACCCAGAGACTGGACAGACAGAAGAAGACGCTAGTACTCTGGTCTTCGAATTTCCCGTAAAGTCTCCAAACGTGGATGGGATATTCAAGGATAATATCTCAGCACTCGAGCAGCTAGAGTACTGGAATATGTTTAAGACTTATTATTGTGAGCACAATCCATCGGTCACAATCTACGTCAAGGAGCATGAATGGCTAGAGGTAGGAGCCTGGGTGTACAAGCATTGGGATGATATAGGAGGTCTATCCTTCCTTCCTTATGATGGTGGCCATTACCATCTCGCTCCGTACGAAGATATTACTGAAGAAAAGTACAAGGAACTGTCTGCTGCAATGCCGATTCTCGATTGGTCTAATCTGTCAACCTATGAGGGGGAAGACAGGACAGCAGGAGCTATGGAATACGCCTGTATAGGTGACAAATGTGAGGTGTAACAGTGCGTATTAATTAGATAATCTTCATCGCCCACTAACAGACAAGAGAAAACAAGAGGTTATACCAAATGGTATAGCCTCTTTTCTTTCAAAAAGTCCCTTGTGTGTAAGGAGAAATAATGGAAATTCCAATGGATACACCAAGGCTTATCGAAGAATTGGATAGGCTGTTTCCTGAAAAGTGTCCCTCCATCGACGAAAGTGAGAGAGAAATCTTCAGATACGCAGGCAAGAGAGAGCTTGTTGTTTTGCTCAAGACTTCTCTTGATCTACAGCTTCAGCAGATCGCTGAGGACAACCGAGAAAAAGGAGAAGTCAATGTGTCCAAATCCAAAAATGCCTAAACCTATAGCACCTCCACCTCCGATTAAACTGGCTGAACTTAACGCTGGTGGTGAAGCTGAAGAAGGACAAATCAAACGAAGGAAACTAGGTAAACGTAGACTCCAGGTGTCCCTCAACCAGGGCGGTGCAGGAACTGGCCTCGGCATCTCGAAGAAGTAAGGAGAGTTATCGATGTCACATAAAGCCCGATGGACAAAGTTGGATACTGAGAGGAACTATGTACTAAAGCGTGGAAGGGACTGTGCGGACCTCACGATCCCTAGTTTGCTTCCTCCCCAAGGCCATAAAGAAAACTCCGACCTCCCTACTCCTTATCAAGGCATGGGAGCGAGAGGTGTGAACAACCTGGCATCCAAACTTATCCTTGCGCTGCTCCCTCCGAACTCACCGTTCTTCAGGCAGAAGATAGACAAGGGAGAAGCTAGGAAAAACGGTCTAGATAAAGAGGCGTTGGAAGAGGCTGAGAAGATTCTCGTTGAAATAGAGAAAATGATAATGGACGAGATCGAGAGTCAGGCTTTGCGTGTTCCAGTGTTCGAGGCTCTACGTTATCTCATCACTTCCGGGAATGCCCTGCTTTACCTGAACGAACAGAAGGAAAGGCTCAGGGTGTACAGGCTGGACCAGTATGTTGTCAAGCGTGATCCATTAGGACTCGTTCTTGAGATAGTCGTGAGGGAAGAAGTATCACCCTTGGCGTTGCCGGACTCTATTCGAGATGCGGTAATGAACGTTCAGAAAAATATTGATGAACCTGTTGAGATGTTCACCAGAGTAGTCAGAGCGAAGACGCACTGGAAGGTCTCTCAGGAAGTCAATGATGTTATCGTACCAGAATCTGCAGGAACTTACCGACTTGATGACTGCCCCTGGCTTCCGCTTCGGTGGATGGGTCTTCATGGTGAGGACTACGGGCGAGGTCTTGTCGAGGAGCACTTAGGCGACTTGAGAAGTCTCGAATCGTTGTCCATGTCAGTCGTTGAAGGATCGGCAATAATGTCGAAGGTTCTGTTCCTTGTCAATCCTAACGGTGTCACATCGCAGCGTACAGTAGCTCAGTCAGAGAACGGGGCTGTAAAGCCTGGTCGGTCTGAGGATGTGACAGTCATGCAGGTAGCGAAAGCGATGGACTTCAGAGTTGCGAAAGAAACAATCGATGAGCTTCGCAAGAGTTTGTCCCAGGTGTTCATGCTCAACTCTGCGATCCAGAGACAAGGAGAACGTGTGACAGCGGAAGAGATCAGGTTCATGGCAAGGGAACTCGAAGATACCCTCGGAGGTGTCTACTCCCTGCTGAGCCAGGAGCTGCAGCTTCCTCTCCTTAAGCTGATTAAGAAGCAAATGGAGAAGAAGAAGAAGCTTCCGAAACTGCCTGATAACGCAACGCAAATAGTAATCACAACAGGACTCGAAGCCCTTGGTAGGACGCACGATGTTGAAAGAATGTCACTGTTCCTCATGGACTTGGAGCTTGTCAAAGATGCTGCTCTCCCGCACCTAGACATAAGAACATACATTGAACGTGCAGCGAGAGGTCGAGGTGTTGATACCGAGAATCTCCTCCGAGATAAAGAGGAAGTCGCTGCGGAACAACAGCAGGCACAGATGATGGAGTTAGCTAACAGGGCTGCTCCTCAGGTTGCCGGTAACTTAACGAAAGGAATATCAGAATAATGGCGAAGAGCAAGAAAGTTAAAGAGACACCTTTGGAAGAGACCAAGGAAGAAGTGGTCCCTACTGAGCCTCAAATTGCAGAAGCTCCAGCTGGAGGTAATCCTGCCGATGCTGTTACGGCAATGAGGGCAGACACTGCCTCACCTAAAGACGCTGAGGTGACCGTGATTGATGCTGTTAACGGACTCACCCGCACAAGACATTAAATTAACTAGGAGAAAACATGTCACGAATCGATATGCCTCCCACGGACACTGGTGTTAATCCACCCGAGGGACATGATGAGAAGATGGCAGCTAAACTTGAAGAAGGAACGAATCCTAACGGCGATCTCCTGGCAGGGAAGTTTAAAGACCAGGACGCTCTAGTTGGTGGATACAAGAACGCTGAATCAAAGATCGGTGCGCAAGCTCTAGAAATCAAGCAGCTGAAAGAGAAGCTGGCTGAAGCTGGAGTTACGGTAGAAGGCGTGGACGCAACAGGCGATCCTTCTCCTACCGTTCCGGATGCTTCAGATGCTTCAGATGCTGATGCCGGTGCTGATGCTGCAGATGCTGATGCCGGTGCTGCAGACGCTGCCGATGCACCTGTAGACCTCTCTGCGTTCGAGCAATCGTATCTAGAGAACGGAGAACTGACTGCTGAGGACTACGCTAGTTTGGAAAAGGCTGGATATCCGAAAGAAACGGTAGATAACTACATTGCCGGTCAGGAAGCCCTCAGGGATAACTTCCGTAAAGAAGCGTTTGAAAGCGTAGGTGGCGAAGCTGAGTATGAGAAAGTTGTCGAATGGGCTGCTGAAGCTCTGAATGAATCAGAAATAGAAGCGATTGATGAGCTTCTCGGTTCCAGAGATATCAACACAGTCAAGACAGCTCTCACATCCCTGAAGACTCGTTACACCGAAGCTGTAGGAACTCACCCTTCGCTCGTTGAGGGTGACTCTCCCGCTTCTAAAGCAGGAGACGGATTCGCAAGCAGTGCTGAAATGACTGCTGCAATGGGTGATCCTCGCTACTCTAAAGACCCTGCATATCGAAAGGCAGTTATAGAAAAGGTCCATCGAAGCACATTTCTTTAGGCGAGGAAAGTACCAGGACACCAGAAAAGCCCAATGACATAGAAGCCCTGAGGGGCGGTCAGTCAACGGACACCTTTGAAGGCGAATGGGAATCACAAAGAAACAACATCGTACAACAAACCATTCTTATTTATTAAAGGAGTTCAAATCATGGCTGCTCCCAATGCAACCCCCTCTAGAATCGGTGATGCCAACGCTGCCGGTTCTGATGTACTTCAGCTTTTCCTGAAGGTCTTCGGTGGGGAAGTCCTCACCACGTTTGAGAAGATGACCGTAATGCTCGACAAGCACCTCGTTCGCACGATTGAGAACGGCAAGAGTGCTCAGTTCCCCTTCACTGGTCAGATTGCTGCTGCGTATCATACGCCTGGAGCGTATCTGGTCGGAACCGTTGTGAACCACGCAGAGCGTGTCATCTCCATTGATGGCCTGCTTCTGGCCCAGGCTTTCCTGGCTTCCATCGACGAGGCCATGAACCATTACGATGTGCGCTCGATCTACAGCACCGAGATGGGACGTACTCTTGCGCAGGCTTTCGATAAGAACGTCATGCAGGAGATCGTCATCGGTGCTAGGGCTGCGACTGTAATCACTGGTAACTCTGGTGGTACTCAGATTGCCGTCTCCGCTACTTCTAGTGCGTGGGCTGCTCTCACTACTGCCGAGAAGGGTACTGCCCTTGCTACCGCACTGTTCACTGCTGCTCAGACTATGGACGAGAACGATGTCCCTGAGGATGGCAGGTATGCGGTTGTTCCTCCGAGCATCTATTACCTCCTGGCCCAGAACACCGATCTGATTAATAAGGATTGGGGCGGAGCAGGTGCGTATGCCGATGCCTCCGTATTCAGGGTCGCAGGCATTACCATCATTAAGAGTAACAACATGCCTCTCACTGACCTCACTGGCGCAACCTACCACGGTGTTGACTGTTCTGGTGTTGGTACTTACGGAACCTGCGGGATCGTCTTCGCTAAGGAAGCCGTAGGAACTGTCAAGCTGATGGATTTGGCGATGGAAGGTGAGTACGAGATTCAGAGGCAGGGTCATCTGCTCGTCTCCAAGTATGCCATTGGTCACGGATACCTGCGCCCCGAGTCTTGCATCGAGTTGGGCATTGGAGTTGCTGCTGCTAACGCTGCTTCTCCTTGGACTGATAGTTGATCCATAGTCCTTGAAGTGACACCTAAGGGGTCACCCTGAATTGGGTGGCCCCTTTTTTTCCACATTTAAAGGAGATAACAAATGCCTATCGTTTCTATGTTAATTGCTTGTCGTCATGAACAAGAAGTAGGGAGAAAGAAAGAGGGAGACATCATCGCTGTGGTAGATGGAGAACACCAGTTCGGCGTGCAGGAGAGGAAAAAGTTTTTGATTGTTAAGGTGAATGTCGGCGACAATATTAACGTAGAAAAGGCTGCTCGTGCTCTCCAGGTTAGGAGTTTCTCTTCAGATGAAATCGAGGAACGTGACGACATATTGCTGATTCCAACAGCCAAGAGAAGGTTCTGTATCCGATTTGAAGATTTAATGACAGAGTTTCCGACATGGACTGCGAGTGTTAATTGGTCTCGTGTGCGGAATCCTGAGGATACCTATCAACCGCTCGAAGGAAAAGTCATCGACCAATCAAAAGTCAGAAGAATAATTTGGGATAAATACAACAACAGTCTAATTTCGGCGGACACTATTGGCAGAATCGTGGGGTTGACATAATGGCTACATCTAGACGAACAGGAACTAACGAGAACATTAGTACATTCGGCAACGCCACTAGAGATTATACTGTTTTATCTTCATGGGAATCAGACACCGACAATGCGTTATCTTCTCTGAATCAGAGCGAAGTACTTGAGTGTTATGCGGATAGTTCTTCGTACACTGTGACTGCTGAAGTTACATTCGGAGGAGCAACGACAAACGCTAGTTACTTTAGGATTGTGCGCCCAGCTTCAGGACACTCCCATGGCGGAATCCCTGGGCAAGGAGTGCTATTCACTACTTCGTCTAATATGTCCTTCTGGACCGTCGGCGAAGCTTACTTTTCTACGCAGGATATAGAGGTCGGCAGTTATTCATTATTGCAATCTGCAAACAGAAATGTGTTCAGAAGCGATTATTCTTATACAGATTTCACAGGATGCATAGCACACGATATTTTAAACACCAGTTCAGGATCAACTGCAGCGATCTCAGCGTTTATCTCCGTTGCAAACAACTACATCCACGCAATCAACTGTTTAGCTAGCGATATACGGTCAACAGGTGCAGGTAATTCTATGGGTTTCAGGAACTATTCAGGAACCCTTTACTGCTACAACTGTACAGCTGTGAACTGTGAGCAGGGTTTCAATGTTAATTCAACTATGTATCGCAAAAACTGCCTTGCTGATGGAAACGATGATGATGTCTACGGGTCTCCAAATGATACGACTTGTTACGACTCAGGAGACAACGGAAGAGGATCATACTCCCTTACATATGAGTCCTCAAACCAGGACGACTTCCACATCGTAGAAGCAGATAGAACAACCATGGGAGCAGGCACTGATCTGTCAGCAGACGGAGTATTTCCATTCGATGACGATATTGATGGGGATTCTCGAAGTTCTTGGGATATTGGGTTTGACGAATATGTAGGCGGAGGTGGAGGTGGTCCTACTATCCCTGTACTTGCTTACCACTATAACCGTCATGTCTTTTAATGGAGAAAAGAAATGCTAACGCTAAGACAAAGTACAGCAAGTCAGGAAATTCTACTCGGACCTTTCGTTGATGATGCTGACGGTAAGACTGCCGAGACAGGGTTAACTATCGCAAATACAGACATTAAACTTTTTAAACACGGAGGAACCACCCTTCCAAGTAAGAACAGCGGAGGTGCTACTCATATTTCAGACGGGTATTACTACGCAACTCTCGACGCTACTGACACAGCAACTGTAGGCATGCTTGTAGTACTCGTCAGTGCGAGTGGTGCTCTTCCTGTAAGACACGAATTCCAGGTAGTTGAGGAAGCTATTTACGACAAACTATTCGCTTCCGGAGGTTCCTTGAATGATCTAACGGCAGCTGAAGTTAATGCTGAAGTGGACACTGCTCTTTCTGATTATGATGCAGCCACTGGAGCAGAACTCTCCGCTGTTGACGGGAAGATCGACACCATCGATTCCAACGTAGACGCTGTTCTTGTTGATACTGGGACCACGCTTCCTGCTCAGATTACCGGACTTAACGATCCTTCAGCTGCTGCTATAGCCGATGCGGTGTGGGATGAATTAGTTGCAGACCATTCAGGTGCTGGATCGACAGGAGCTGCTCTTGCTGCTGCCGGTGGTAGTGGCGATCCTTGGGCTACTGCTCTTCCTGGCGCATACGGCGCAGGGACCGCAGGCAACATCATAGGCAACAACCTGGATGCTGCTATCGGCGATCTCAATGACGTATCCGCTGCTGATGTGGCGGATGCTGTGTGGGATGAGCCTTATACCGGACACACAGGTGCTGGTAGTTTCGGTGCTGATGTGAGGAACACAGCTATTAATGTTCCAAACCTTATGACGACTGTTGGAAACCAGGGAGACAATCTGCAGCAAATTCCCTGGAATTCTGATTGGGATGCCGAAGTACAGAGTGAAGTCGCAGATGCTCTGGCTGTATACGATCCTCCCACGAAGGCTGAGCTTGACTCCGGGCTTGCTGCGATTGACTCTAAGATTGACACCATCGATGGCGTTGCTGATGCCATACTGGTAGACACCGGAACCACGCTACCTGCGACTCTCTCAACAATTGAAGGGAAGATCGACACCATTGACGGTGTTGTAGATGCCGTCCTTGTAGACACAGGAACCACCCTACCTGCATCGCTTACAACTATCGATACTGAAGTTGGAGTTATTGATGGTGTTGTAGATGCCATCCTTGTAGATACCGCTGAACTGCAGGGAGATTGGGCCAATGGCGGGAGACTCGATAATCTCCTGGATACGGCTGCTGCAGGCGGAGGCGGGGATGCGACAGAAGCGAAACAGGACACAATCATTTCTTCTCTCGCTGCTGCTAAGGGAACCGGGTTCAACACAGCTACTGATTCTCTTGAGGCGATCCGTAACAGAGGTGACGCAGCTTGGGTAAGCGGTGCTGGAGGTTCTGGTTCTGAAGTAATCAACCAGGACTACGGAGGAACAGACGCACTCGCAGCTGTCGATTCCGTAACCGGCGACTACATCGATGACATGCAGATCAGTGCATACCTTAAGAGCGAATATGATGCTGGAACATTCACTCTGCGTGGGAAAACAACCACCCAGGCCGATGGTTCCTGGTCGAATCCTCTGATGCTCGATCCTGCAACTTACACTCTTGTCTATTACCTGGCCGGTAAACAGACAGCGACGCAAGAAATAACCGTGACCTAAGAAAGGGGAACCGGACATGACTATCCAGATTACCGATCTTACCGGAACCTCACTCTCTTTGGTTCCCATGACAGAACTCGAAGCGATGAATCTCATGCTCTCCAGTATTGGGGAGTCTGAGGTCACCGCTGTAGACAGTGATCTCGTAGAGGCTGTCCTTGCTCGTAGCATTCTCCACCGTGTTTCAAGGGAAGTGCAGAGCACAGGTCTCCATTGTAACTCCGATTATGACTACGATTTGTCTCCGGATGGGGCGACTAACAAGATCACAATCCCAGCAAACGTTTTGAGGATCGACGGGTATTACAAGACAGATGAAGTCGTGACAAGGGGAGGTTTCCTGTACGACAAAGCGAATCAGACTTATGAATTCACTCAGGATATTTCTGTCAATATCGTCTGGTTCCTGGACTACGAAGACCTCCCCCAGGTAGCACGAGATTACATTGCCATTCGTGCTGCTCGTGTGTTCCAGGGAGAGACAATCGGGGCTGAGAGTCTTGTAGGGTTCACTGAATTCAACGAGAGTCAAGCCAAGTTGCGCCTCATGGAGCATGAATCTGATATCGGTGAGCACAATATCTTCGAGTCTTATTCAGTAAGTAATGCGATCCGCAGGCACTCTAATCCTATACGCCTCGGACAGAGGAGGTAATTATGGGACTGATCAGCAAGCTTATACCTTCCCTTGTTGGAGGCGTAAGCCAACAGCCTGCGGTTCTGCGGTTAGAGAATCAGTGTGAATTGATGGAGAATGCTCTTCCTTCCATCGTTCACGGTTTAGAGAAAAGACCTGGCTCTGAGTTTCTCACCCAGGTCACTTCAACTGCTGATGGCAATGTGCATGGACACCTGATCAACAGGGACACTGGCGAGAGATACATCGCATTGTTCACTGGAGATTCTTCCAATCCTATTGAGATTTATACAGTCGATGGGACGAAGTGTACTGTCCAGTACGGAGACATAGGTAGTGACGTTCTTCTTTACGAACCTTCCTCTTACAGCGACGGTGATCTAATCGTCGTAGGAGGGGGCAGTCCGGTAGGGTCGTACGGAGATAAAGCCGTAATCTTGCAGAACACCTCAGGATCAACTTGGGGGTTTGATAGGGTTAAGTTCAAGATAGTTGGGCTGCCGTTCTCCGGAGGGACAAACACGTTAACTATTCGTGCTCAGAATTTATCAGGGAGTGTGCCGAACGGAACGGATAGAGCAACCGGATCAATGACGGTAGATAGCACAACGACGGGAGTACAGGAGATAACTCTCAGTTCTTCAGTGTCTGTCACCAACGGATCGTATATAGCCCTGGTATTCGATGTCGCTGTGTCGCAGTATTGGGCAGCATCATTCCGCACGAGTGGTGATTCTGAAGGAATTTACGAACGTGCGTACACTATAAACGGATCAGGATCATCAGGTGATTGGAGCGACGACTCTTCGAGCGAGGAGCCTATTTGGGTAGAGTTGTATGAAGGGGATTTCACCGAAAACACGGACTATAAGGAGTATTTCTCTTCCAACAATCCAAAGAGTGCTATCAGGGCGACCACTGTAGCCGACTACACGATAGTGACGAACAAGGGAGTATACCCAGCTAAAAGTGGGAGCACCTCTTCGGCCTGGCCGGAGGAAGCCCTCATTTGGGTTAAACAGTATGTAGATGATACCCATTGTTCCATTTTCATCAACGGCACGCTAGTGGATGAAGGTGGTGGCGTTTCTGGACACATGGACAATGGTGCTACAAATAGAGATGCCGTGTTCACCTTCCGTAATTTTTTGCATGGTCAGTTAGAGACCGATTATCCTACTGGTTGGACGTTCACAAAAGTTGGGGTAGATATGATCCACATAGTAAAAGGTACAGGGGATGCCTTTGAGCTTTCCGTTTCTGATGGTTACCAGGGTGAAGTTCTGAAGGCATACGAGAAGGTTGTTCAGAAATTCTCTGATCTACCTCCTGTTGCTACAGACGGTTTCATTATGGAAGTATCTGGAGATGCATCTAATAAATTCGACAATTACTATGTGCAGTACTCAGCTTCTGGCGCAAACGACGATGGAACTGGTGTGTGGAACGAGATAGCAAAGCCTGGGATCGACAACGGTTTTGACCAAAACACTATGCCACACAAGATCGTCAGGACCGCAGCGAACACGTTCACAGTAAGTCCGATCTATTGGGAAGAACGGAGTGTAGGTGATGAGGATTCTTCTCCTGATCCTTCCTTCATTGGTGCTCCAATCAACAGTGTCTTCTTCTTTAATAATAGACTCGGCCTGCTGACATCCGAAAATGTCGTCTTGTCCTGTACAAGCGATTTCTTCAACTTCTATCGAGGGACTGTGTTAGAGCTTCTCGACACAGATATAATCGACCAGGCTGTCTCTTCAAACGAAGTTGCTAACCTTAAGTACTCCATTGCATTCCAGAAGGATTTACTCATCTTCTCTGATCAGCAGCAGTTCCTTCTCTCTTCCGAAGGGTTGCTGACTCCTTCTTCAGTTTCGATATCACAGACTACACGTTTCGAAACTTCAGATGTGTGTGCTCCTGTGGGGATCGGGCCTAATGTTTACTTCACAGTGCCTAAGGTTAACAACGCAGCTCTTAGGGAGTACTTCGTGCAGCCTGATTCCATAGTCAACGACGCTGCTGATGTGACTGCCCACATTCCTAACTACATTCCTGCCGATGTGAACATCCTGGCTGGAAGTGCATCACACGATATCGTTCTGGTCGGTAAGACAGGAACGGAATTCATCTACGTCTACAAGATGATGTGGAACGGAGCAGAGAAGGTTCAGTCTGCATGGGGAACTTGGGAACTACCTTATGATGTTCTCTGGTTCAGCATCTTAGACAATTTCATCTATGTAGTCGGAGACGACGGGGTTGATATCGTGATGGAGAAGATCGACCTTGAGAAGGCAAACACTGGTGATCTCGATTTCAGGGTACATTTGGATCGCCTAGAGGAAGTCAATGGTGGGTACGGTGGTTCTGGAATAACACCATTCACAATGTCGTACGTAGGTGTTAATGGATCATCAAATTGGTGCGTTGTCCACGCAACAACTGGTGAAGAACTTCCTATTTCCTCTGTGAGCAACGCAGGAGCAACCACTGTTGTATACGTCACTGGCGTGTATACAGGCGTGGCCTGTCATATTGGGATACGCAATACAATGCGTTACCGTTTCTCTGAGTTAGGGATGAAAGCCCCTGACGGATCAGGAGTTGATCGTCTCGTAGGAAACCTGAAGATCAAAACTGTGACATTCAACATTAAGGACACAGGTTATTTCAAGATCGAGTTCACTCCTGCAGAAAGAACTATGCAGACCCACGAGTTCGACTTCGAGACCACCATGACATCCAAAGAACAAAGAGTCTTCGTGCGTGGTGACGGGAAAGATCAACTGGATATCGTAAGCAATTCATACCTGCCCTGCTCTATCCAGGCTGCGACCTACGAGGGCAAGTACTTCACTCGATCATCAATGATGGGATAGGAGAAAATATGATTACGCACCGCATCATGGAAACCACAGACATCGAAAGAGTTCTAGATATGGAACTGAGAGAGATTGATCAGGTGGAAGTGGTAAGCGCAACAGGACTACCCGTTCGTGAAGCGGTGGAGTTTTCAGTAAGGTCTTCCAACATGGTCTATGTGATCGAGAACGAGGACAGAAAGATAGTAGGATTCTGGGGGTTTGCAGGAGTTGGTAAGGAGAACTTCTGCATCCCCTGGTTCCTATGCTCAAACGATCTATTCAAGAACAAGAGGGACAGGATAACCTTTGCCAGAGAATCTCGTATGGTGATTGATGGGCTTTCGAAAATGTCTCCGTTCTTGTTTAACTTCGTTCACGTTGCAAACGAAGAGGCACAGGATTGGTTGAAGTGGCTGGGATTTACGATCCATGAAGACACAATTCATCACCTCCATTCTTACGAACCGTTTTACATGTTCACGAAAGGAATAAACGCATGTGTGAACTCAATACCGCATTAGCAATCGGTTCTGCACTCGTCGGTTCAATGCAAGCACGTTCTCAGGCGAATGCGATGGAGAATAGTGCAGAGGCTGCTTACGCTTCAGACAAAGCTGCTCTCGAGCAGAATGCGCATGAGCAGGGAGTGAAGCACCGCTCAGATGTCCTATCGAATGCCCTGGCTGCAATGAAGAGACGGAGCACAGCTAGTGTAGCAGGAGCAGAGGCAGGAGTTTCCCCACTCGCAGTGATCAATAACGAGATCACGCAGGAGAGTATTAGCAAAGGGAACATCGATTACAACTATGAGTCAGGCATACTGCAGAACAGACTGCAATTACAGAAGGCTGAGGTTACCCGCAATTCCAGGGTAGCGCAGGCTAAAGCTTCTAAACCAGGATTACTTGAGATGGGCTTAGGTATAGCATCTGCGGGTGTTTCCGGCCACAGGTCTCACTTACAATTTCTGAAAGCGAAGGAAGGAATCTAAGGATGCCGAGGCAAACTGAGACTCGAAAGAATTCACGGACGCAGCTGAGTCAAACAGGAGGACTTCCTGGCATAAGACCGGCTGCGTCTCCTACCGATCCATACGCCCAGGTTCCACAAGGCAGTTCTCTGCAAAGGACTCTTAGCAATGCAATGGTGTTCCTCGAAGAGAAGGGCAAACTGGACGCTCACGTTGCTAAGGAAGATGCCCATGCAGGAATGCTGGCACGATACCAGGAAACAGATGTGAACCTCGATGAGCACACCAGAGCGTTCATCAATGGGTACAACAAAGTGGAAGGTGAGCTGGCCCTGGACGGTTACATTGCCGAGATCAAGCGCACCGAAGAAGAATTCGGACATCTGCCGTGGGAAGACCCAACAGACGATGAGGGCAATTCCCTAGTTGATCCGGAGACAGGTGAAGTTGTTTTAGGCATGGGTAACCGTCTCCTTGCTATTGAGCAGAGGTACATGGACGAACTACCTCAGCACAAAGAAGCGTTGAAGTCATTCGCTCCTGAAGCACTCAAGGCTAAATCCACAATAGAGGAAGCCTTCAAGCTGAAGAAGCTGGAAGAGGCACACGCAGAGTTGACCGTGAAGCAGGAAGCACGAGCGAACATCGTTATCAGGAACACTCTCAAAGAGGGCAAAAGCCTCCGTGGAGCACTCTCTGAGATGCAGGAGTTCGCCTCAGTGCTTGGGTTCAGCAGAGACGAGATAACAGCTTTATTCGTTAAGCAGGCAGGTATGAGGGCAGTGAAGCTTGGTGACGATAGCATCATGGATTTCATCGATGAGGCCGATGGTAGTGGAACCAGAGTGCTCGATACAAAGCACGCTGCCAAGGCGATCCAGTACAGGAACCAAGCTGCTGCTGTAGGGGCTGCTAATGAGAAGGCTGCTATAGCTGCTGAGGAAGAGGCAGTGAAAGAATATGAGCAGGGCATCACGAACAGTTTCGCCGATGCAGCTCTAAGCTTGAACTCTCTTTCCGTGTACGAGGATAAGGACACCGGACGGTTTCTCACATCGAGAGACTTAGCGATACAGAAAGCTGAGGAGCTTCGAACTGGTGTCGATGCCAACGGTAAGCCTTTCAAAGATATGATGTCCCGTGTCGATTACACATACGCCATGAAACTCTTCCAGGATCACATCCAGGGCAAAGGCGTAGCAGACCGGACTGATCCAGAGGTCTTCAGAGTGCTCAGATACAACGCTCTGCTTATAAGGAACAAGGAAGATGAGCAGCGGTGGAAAGAACAGTATAGCAATAACACAGGAAGACTGAGCGACAGTGACAGGAAGATACTAACCGGGCTGCTCGATTCTAAGTTGAAGGAAGAGAAGAGCGAACTCAAGACACAGATACAGCATGTCATAAACACCGAGGAAGACTTCATCTACAAGGAGGTCTACCAGGACGAAGCTGTGAAAGCCTTAGGAATCCTCTCTCCTGACCTTTCGGACATCTACCAGGACATGATGAAAGATTACCAGGACGCAATAATCGAAGCGTCTGCCAGCACGGACCAACCTCTCGACCTTGCCGTTGTACGAGCACTAGGAGAACAGGCCAGAGGAGGACGTAATGGTAAGAGGCTGGAAACGATAATGACGAGGATCAGAGATAAGATGAACGCATCGACAGAAGGTGGTGTGATCATAGAAACAGATGATCCTGCAGGAATCAGATAACTCTGAGGAGTGGCAATGAATATTACTGAGTTCAGAGAGAAGTACCCGCAGTACTCCGATATGGGCGACCAGGAATTAGCTGAGGCTAAATGGAAGAAGGATCACCCAACCGGAGACGTATCGTACATGGAGTACGCAAGTAAGTTCCTGTTCGCTCCTACCCAGGCTCTAGAATATCCGCATGTGCCTGCTGAAGAAGAAGAAGAAGAGTTTGTTCCTGATAAGTACGTCGGGGATCACTCCGGGAGAACCTCTCCTAAGATCGTAGGCGGACGTACGACTTCAGACTATGAAGTTGTTTCTGCTTCATTAGGAGAGTCGCTTAACACGACTAAGCGGTGGGGCATGAAGGCGATCTCATCGTTTAACCACGGAGTAGCGAGTCTCGGGCAGAACCTGAAAGACGTTGGAGGAATGATTGTCAACACCATCGAATCTTCAGGTTACGATCCTCTGCTGGCTGGAGGTATGGAGTACGACAAAGAAATTGAGAAGACTCTGTACAAAGCCAAACCGACAAAAACACAGTGGGACAACCTCAAGCAGGCTGTCAGTGATGAACTTGATGCTGGAATCGCTTTCTACGTCAAGAATGCAGCCATAATGGATGCTGAACTGGAAGCTAATACTCGCAAACACGGTCAACCGAATAAGTTCCATACAGGCGTAGAGAACGTTGTCGGTGGGGCTGTCGGTGGAGCAATTCCTGGAATCGGCGAATTCATGATGGGAGTTCCATGGGCCACCCTCGTCGAAGCCACAAAAGATCACGAAACACCTGCGCAGGCCATGAAGGATATCCTCCTTGCCGGTGCTGAACGGTATGCTGTTGGTAAGGTGTTCCATTACACAGGAGACCTCAACCGTCTGCTGAAGACTTCCGTTATGGGGAGCATGTTCGGTGCTCAGACTTACGCCCACACCGGAGACATGAATCAGGCGTTGGAATCTGTAGGTGTAGGGTTTATCTACGGCATGACCGGCCCTGCAGGAACGAGTGGGCTGAAGGAGTTACGAGCAGACCCTAACAGGGATTTCCGCCTGAAAGAGGAGCGTGCGCAGGCTGAGGCAAAAGAGGAAGTAGGTAAGAAGTGGAAGGAAGAAGGGGTCATAGATGTTCTGCGCACCGATAGATTCGATCCTGTTCTGTGGGATTTCGATAGAGTCGGAGAGATTCAGGAGTTCGACTCAGCTGACACATCTATCAACCAGAGCAAGATGCCTGCTTCTATTAAGGCGATTGAGAAACTCGGAGGATGGGTCAAGGGGCAGAAGGTTATCGATATCGGAGGAGGGCGATTCGACAATGTGGTCGAGTACCTCGGTAATCTCGGTGTCAAACTCTCGGTCTACGACCCATTCAATAGAGATGCGAAGCACAACAGGAAGGTCGCCAATGAACACGCAAATGGGCAGGCCGATGTCGCTATATCGAACAACACCCTGAACGTTATCAAAGAAGGCGACATCAGGGAACGTGTGATCATGCAGGCAGCGAACGCAATTAAAGCTGATGGCAAGGCATACTTCTCAGTGTACGAAGGGAAAGGTGACGGTTACGGCGCAGAGACTTCTAAGGGTTGGCAGAACAACAGGAAGACAGCTGACTACGTTGCTGAAGTTGGGCGTCACTTTAATAGGGTCACCAGGAAAGGCCAGCTTATCATTGCTGAAGAACCTATCGGCCTGGACCAGTTCGTTCCAAGGGTACAGGTTAATAGGGAACACATGGATAACAGTCTGCATGATTTCTTCACAAGGGTTAACGACGGTGAACCTGCTATTCCACCGGATGGTGACCACCTGAACATCTACAGGTACGACACAGCTGCTGAAGTTGGGAAGGGCATCGAGAAAGCTCTCGAAGATAACCTGGATAAAGCCTACGAATTGGGATCTAAACCTGAAACACACGCAGAGACAATCGCCAAGGCGCAGGAAGATGCCAAGTTTCTCACAGGCAAGACGATGGAAGAACTCGCAACTTTTGCACGGAACACAGATAACCTGGCAGCTAAACTTGTGCGGTGGAGGGCGTATACGGAAGGTCTATCTTCGCACGTTCTCGATCTGGCTGGAAAAGCCCTAGAAGCCCCAACTGAAGTTAACCTCCTGAAGTTCTACGACAAGTATCGCTTGATGGGCGATGTCGTCGCATACGTCAAAGGAGCAACCTCCAACATTGCCAGGGCGACAGCTTCAGGAAACATCCGTGTCAACGGGCAGATGTTCAAGGTCGCCGATCTTACGCCTGAGATGATGGACGCTGCAGAGGTACGGCATCAGGTAGTTGAATCTGTAGACATCTTAGGTGGATTAGAAAGGGTCAGGCAGGTCGCTAAAGAATTCACAGAGAAGAAGGGAACAGAGGCGAGGCTGAGAGAAGCTGAGAAAATAAGCAAATCTCATCTCATGCGTGCCATCGTAGAATACAGAACGGCAAACCTTCTCTCCAGCAAGAACACCTTCATGGTCAACATGGAGTCGAACATCCTGAGGTCTGCCTACGAGATCGGTGAGGATGCTATAGGCTGGGCAATAGGAAAGGCACGCAACCAACCTGGTCGCATGAAGTCGCAGGAGTTAGCTATTAGAGCGACCACATTTGCATCTGGAATGCTGAAGTACTACCTCTCTGTTCCTGTCAAAGGAGTAGTGAGTGGTATCAAGTTCTCAGCGCAGAACCCAGGACAAGCGTTTAAGAATTTCAAAGAGTTCAACTACGAGAAGTGGTCCGAAGACATCTCCCTCGATCCTCTAATCAGAACACAGGAGGTCGGCAAAGAGACAGCTTTTAACAGGGAGAACCTTCAGCACTCCTGGGTTGATCCGTTCATCCGACTCGGGCAGCACCCTGAATCGTCAGTGGCAAATGCGATGTACAAAGGTGTCGATGCGCTCGGGAAGGGACTCAGAAGCGTTTCCTTTGCGCCTCTCAACATGATGGATGCTGTGCAGAAGACAATCATCGTGGAGATGGAGGCCAAAGGTCTTGCAATGCGTAAGGCTCTGGATATGGGGAAAGAACCGAAAGAGGCAGTGAGGTACGCCAATGAGGTTTCTGACATACTCCTGAAGCACCTTAGGGGGCAGAAGCAGGCACTCGATCCTCTCACGAAAGAGTTCATCGAGGAGCTTGCTGAGAGCACCAGAGTGAAAGCCAGAGAACTCGTGTGGCAGGCCGAACTCGGAGAAGGAGGTAAAGGGGTCACGAAACTCCTGAACCAGTTCCCTTCTACCAAGTTCATCATTCCTTTCTTCAGAACACCTCTGAACATCGCAAAGTTCGCTGGCTCAAGAACACCTCTTGCGAACTTCGCATCGAAGAAACTGCGAGATGGCCTGCGCAGTCAGAATCCTATTGAACAGAACAAAGCGTTGGCGCAGTTGGCAGTCAGCTTCGGCATATACACAATAACCTCCGCTTTGGTCGCCTCAATGGATGTCACAGGTTCTCACGATCCTTCTGAGAGAAGTAGGCTCATCCAGGCAGGCATACCTGAGTACTCAATCAAGATCAACGGTGAGTATTATCAGTACAACAGGAACGACCCATTCGGAATGTTCTTGGGCCTGACCGCAGATATGGCAACCATGATATCGAGGTTCGACACAGATGAGGGTTGGGAAATCATGCAGTTCTTCCTCCTCAGCTTCTCTAACAACCTGCTATCCAAAACATATCTAAAAGGCGTGCAGGACATCGCTGTAGCAGTTGCCGACGAAGGAGCGAGGCTACCTTACTGGACGAAGAGTTTCGGGAAAACATTTCTACCAGCTTCAGGAGCTGCCGGGAGTGTTAACGACATGATCGATCCGCACCTACGAGAGGTTCAGACGTTCGTTGACATGATTAAGCAGACATACGCATCAACTCTTCTCGAGCAGAAACTCGATTGGATGGGTGAACCGGTAGAAAAATACAGTTGGGGATACCGTATGGCAACAGGGGCGAAGAGAGTAACTCCTGATACATCTCCTTCAACACAGTGGTTTGACGACATCGGCCTCCCGACTAAGCGGACACCTAAAGAAGTCCTCGGTGTTGAGCTTACGCCTGAGCAGAAGTATGAGTTCAAGCGCATTCTGGGAGAGAAGCTGAAAATGAAGGAAAGCATGAATGAACTCGCAAAAGAGTTCTTAAGCTCAGAGAAGCGGTATCCAAACCTTGAGCGTCAGGTCGCAGACAAGGTTATCAACGCATTCTACAAAATAGCTAAGGGAATGCTCCTTGAAGATGAGACCTTCAGCAATGAATACATCAGGAACAAGGTATGGGACACGCAGAGGATCGCTAATGAAGTTTGGATAACTGGCGACGAACTGCGGAGACAGCGCAAAAAGAAGACTAGGGATGCCATAGGGAAACCTTCACCTCCCAAAGAATTCATGGAAATTCCGGAGGCATGGAAAGAATGAGACCAATCACTACCATCTTTGTTCACTGCAGCGCATCCATGATCGGAAACCTTGAGATGATTACAGCGTGGCACACCGACCCGAAACCTAAAGGAAACGGATGGTCGAAGGTCGGTTACCACTACATCATCTTGAGGGATGGGACTGTCGAGAAGGGTCTTCCGGACTCAGAGATCGGCATTCACGCCCGAGGATATAACACATCATCCATAGGAATCTGCCTGATAGGTAAGGAAGGTCTTTACACGATGGCCCAGGCAGCTTCCCTTCGCCAACTGCTCCAGGTGCTCCGGGCGCAGTACGACCTCAAACCTGAAGACATCAGAGGACATTATGAGGTCAACGACCACAAGACATGCCCAGACTTCGATGTCAAAGATTTCGTAGAAAGGGCTGCGATATGATCACATCAGAGGAAAGAAGAAGCATCGCCAGAGAAGTCGTGAACGCTCTCCAGCAAGCGGAGTACTGCAATACCTGCAAGATGGAATCTGAGCAACACAGAGCAGATCACGAAATGCTTAAAGAGATGTCTCCCCACATTCAAGCCTTAGGTGAATGGGTGACACAGATCAAATCGATTAAGTGGGCAGTTATCCGCTTCGTCGTAATCGCCCTGGTTCTTGGAGGTTTCTCTCTCCTGGGCATTAACTTGTACGGAGGAAAATGATGTACATACCTATTCTCAGCGACATCGTGAAAGGTGTTACCGGAATCATCTCAAAGAAAGTTGAACTCAAAGGGGCCATCATCGACAACAAGATGCGCCTCGCTAAGTCCGACCAGGAGTATAACCACGAGTGGGAAATGAAGCAGCTGGACAACGCAGGGTACAAAGACGATGTGCTGTTCTACGCAATCATCGGAATGTTCGTCTGGTCCGGTTTCGATCCTCAGGGAAGTGCTGAGGTCTTCCGTAACTGGAACATGCTCCCCGAGTGGTTCCTACAGATTACCATGTGGTTAGTCGCCTCGGTTATCGGTGTCAAGAAGGTCGGAGATTATCTCCCCGGACTCATTAGTGCTGTGAAGTCTGCGGTGAAAGGATAACCTCTCATGGCGAAAGTTACAGAGTCAGTCCTGAATGAATTGATGAGTGTCACCGTAGCTAAGTTGATGGAGAGACTCGAAGACCCTGAATGCCCTGCCTCGTTTTTCTCAACCGCAGTGCAGTTGCTAAGGGACAACAACATCGAATGTGATCCAGACGAAATCAACAAACCTGGAGCCTTGAGGGACAACCTCCTGAAGCTCCCGTTCCCTGTAGAAGGAGAGGATACCAATGAGTGCATGGGGTAAATTCACAGGGTTCTTCATTAAGAAGTACGTTGATAAAAACAAGATCAAACCTAAGGGCAAGAGCAAGGTGCGGGAATCTGCAGACAAACTTGTGCCTGACGGTTCGAACAGTCTCGGAGATAAGCTGAAAAAGAGACGCAAGAAAATGAACGAAGCACTGAAGAAAGTCTAAGCAGCCCCTCAGATGCCCTGTAAGAGGCGATCTCAAAAAACCCATACCCTGAATCATCTCTAACCTAGAACGTTCACTGTACCCCCATAGAAATGACTCCTGTGGGGGCGCAGTGGGCAAGGAAACGGTAGCGTATAGAAATGCAGAAGTTTAACGACCCGATCTTAGATGACTTCAGAAACTTCCTATTCACAGTATGGCATCATCTGCATCTCCCAGAACCTACCCCTCTCCAGTACGACATCGCTCTCTACTTACAGCACGGAGAGAAGCGTCAGATCATAGAGGCATTCCGAGGGTGCGGGAAATCATGGATCACCTCAGCCTATGTGCTCTGGTCACTCCTGAGAGACCCTGAAGGGAAGTTCCTGATCGTATCTGCGAGTAAAGACAGAGCAGATGCATTCAGCACATTCACACAACGTCTAATTCAAGAGATGCCATCTCTCACACACCTGTACAGCAAGAAGACGAAGAGGTGGTCGATGGTGTCGTTCGATGTTGCGATCTGTAGGGCAGCTCACAGTCCCTCAGTCAAATCCACAGGTATCTTTGGGCAGCTCACAGGCTCCAGGGCGACACACATAATTGCAGACGACGTTGAGGTTCTGAACAACTCAGACACAGAGGACAAACGTGAAAAACTCTTGAACACGATCTCAGAGTTTGAAGCTATTCTCGTGCCTGAAGGTTCTCCCAGGATCACCTACCTCGGGACACCCCAGACTGAATCGTCGATCTACAACAAGCTCAGACAGAAAGGATACACGGCACGCATCTGGCCTGCAAGGTTCCCCGATGCGAAAAGCATGGAAGTCTACGCAGGCGCATTGGCTCCGTTCCTCTCAGAGAAACTGAAAGTAGATCCTGATCTTGTCGGGAAGCCTACAGACCAAGATAGGTTCCACGAGATTGACCTGCAAGAGCGTGAGGCATCGTACGGACGCTCCGGGTTTGCCCTGCAGTTCATGCTGGACACATCCCTCAGCGATGCTGAGAGATACCCGTTGAAGCTTGCCGACCTGATTATCGCAGGGATCAACACAGTGAAGGCTCCAATTAATATCGTATGGAGCAGCAAGCCCGACCTCCAGATTAAGGACATCCCGAATGTAGGACTCACCGGAGACAAGTGGTTCTCCCCGATGTTCGCCGACGAGAAGTGGGCAGAGTATGAGGGAGCAGTCATGTTCATTGACCCCTCGGGTCGAGGTAAAGACGAGACTGCGTATGCTGTCGTCAAGCAGCTCCACGGGAATCTGTTCGTCACCGCTGCGGGATCAGTCCCTGGAGGATACGAGGACGACGCTCTGATTCGGCTTGCAATGATCGCCAAGAACCAGAAGGTCCACGAGATCATGGTAGAGAGCAACTTCGGCGACGGGATGTTCAACAAGATATTCCAGCCGGTGCTAGACAAGTTTCATCCCTGTGGTCTAGACGAGGTGCGCCACAACATCCAGAAGGAGCAGAGGATCATCGACACCTTAGAGCCGGTGATGAACCAACACAGATTGATCTTCGATGAGTCTGTTGTCAGAGAAGACATGAAGTATGTCGGAGATAAGTCTGAAGCCGGTGAGAGTGTTAAGTACTCCTTGTTCTACCAGATGACACACATCACTAAAGACCGAGGAGCATTGAAACACGATGACCGTTTGGACGCTTTAGCTGGAGCAGTCGCCTACTGGACTGACACGATGAGCAGAGACACAGACCGCTCTATTGAGGACCACAAGGCAGCTCTCCTGGACGCTGAGTTGGAGAAGTTTAAGGAGCATGTGGTAGGGAGAACTCCTGTTTCGGAATCTCTCTTAACACGAGGGCGAAGCTCTCAGAACAGGACTTCTATAACACAGCGTATAAGGTAGTGCTCTAGGTTTGCGCTCCTTAAACACCACAAAAAAGACACACCCATAAGGTACTAAGAAGTAAGGTTTATCTTCATCGCCCACTATTAGTA